TCGTGTCAGAAACATCTGCACGTAGTTCTGCTGATGCTGCTTTAGAGTCTGACATCATTGGTCTACAGAATCAGGTCGGTACCATTATTTCTGGTTCCCCTGCGTCTCTAGACACATTGGTTGAGATCGTATCTGCGTTTGAAAATGCTGACTCAGATCTATCTGGTGTTATCACTGCAAACGGTGGTCGATTGACTACTGCTGAAAACAACATCACTGCACTTGAAACAGACTTGTCTGCTGAAGAGTCTGCACGTGGTGCTGGTGATGCTGCACTACAGGCAAACATTGATGCAGAAGCAGCAACTCGATCTGGCCTTGGTTCACAACTTCTAGGCTACATCAACATCAACGGTGCTGCAATTATCGCTGGTGATAATGCTAACTCTGCGGAAGTTGCGACTGAGAAGTCACGTGCGGAAGGTGCTGAGGCTACCCTACAGTCTAACATCGATGCATTGACATCTTCTACAGGTGGTGATGTTAGTGGTCTACAGGCAAACATTGATGCAGAAGCATCTACTCGTAGTTCTGCTGATAGCGCACTACAGAGTTCGATTGACGCTGAAGAGTCTCGTGCGTCAGCTGCGGAAGCTGGACTACAGTCTCAGATTTCTAATGTATTGTCTAACACAGACGCAACTGCACTAAACTCTCTTGCAGAAATTGTTGCTGAGTTCCAATCTGCTGACAGCACTCTAACAGGTGCGGTTGCTGGACACGGTACTCGATTGACTTCTCTAGAGTCATCTACATCGGCAATCCTAGCATGGGATACTGATAACGTCTCAGAAGGAAGTACTAATAAGTACTGGACTCCAGAGCGTACTAAGACAGCTCTATCTGGTGGTCTATGTATCACTTATAACTCATCTACTGGTGAGATTAAGATTGACGAAGCAGAAACTGCAGCTGCATTACACGTTGCATCTTCAACTGACGCAAACGGTTTAGGTGGACAGGCTCCATCTCACTACCGTATCGATGTATACGATGTGAATGGTACAGTTGTAAACTAATCTAGGTTTCGACCAAGATATGAAAGGGGGACTTCGGTCCCCCTTTTTTTATGTTTATTTTACGTATAAATAAACGTATAAATAGAAGGGTAACTAATACTGGACTATAGTAATGTATTCAACAAGTAGAGAAGAATTGATTGATTACTGCCTGCGTGCCTTAGGGCATCCGGTAGTTGAAGTCAACATTGACGAAGAACAACTCGACGACCGAATTGATGAGGCGTTGCAGTGGTTCCGTGAACATCATCCAGATGGATCTAAACGATACTATCTAAAGCACCAATTGACTCAGACCGATGTCGATAATCAGTATGTGGATTTTAGTGACGATCTAGATCTTTCCGCCATCGTTCGTATGATCCCTATGACATTTGGAAATGCTCATACTGGCTGGTTCAGTGATGCATGGCAGTTGATGGCATATACCATTTCTGACTTTACCCGTCAAGGGGGTATGCTAGGTGACCTTGCGCACTATGAACAGATGCAACAAAATCTAGCACTATTAGATATGAAACTGGGTGGCACACCTCAGATTACATTTGACAGACAATATAATCGTGTTAATTTACATGTTTCCAAAACGAACCTTAAAGTGGATGACTATGTTATCTTTGAGGTTTATGGTATTCGTAATCCAGACGAAACAGTAAACGAATATAACTCGCTATGGAATCACCGATTCCTAAAAGAATATGCAACCGCATTGATCAAGCGTCAATGGGGTACCAACCTAATTAAATTTGATGGTATGACATTGCCTGGCGGCGTGACCGTTAATGCTCGTCTGATATATGAAGATGCGCTAGCAGACATCGAACGAATGATGGAAAAATTCCGTAACGAAGAAGACGAAGGTCCGATGTTCTTCATGGGGTAAGACATGGCAACTAATCCATATATCAGTTTAAAGCATAGAGAAGAACAAAACCTCTACGAAGATCTTTTAATAGAAGCAATCCAATTCTATGGTCAAGACGTATATTACTTGCCGAGAGAAGTTGTTGAGAGAGAAGAGATCTTCCTAGATTCTATTGAGTCTCAATTCTCTGACGCATATAAAGTCGAAGTCTACATCGAAAACGGTGAATCGTTTGAAGGTGACGGAGACCTATTCACCAAGTTTGGTATTGAACTAAGAGACCAAGCAACCTTTGTTATTGCACGTCGTCGATGGAGACAGCTCATTGGTGATCGTCTATCAGAAGCGCAATTCCGCCCTAGAGAGGGTGATGTGATATATCTCCCATTGTCTGAATCTCTATTTGAGGTCAAGAAGGTCGAGACTGAATCACCGTTCTATCAATTATCCCAGTTACCACAATTCCGTATGACTTGCGAGTTGTTCGAGTTTTCGGATGAAGATTTTGACACTGGTATCGATGCTATTGATCGTGTTGAACGTGAACACGCATTCCAATACGAATTGGTTATGGAAAATACAGGTGAAGATAACTACTACTATCCGGGCGAAAAAGTTTATCAAGACTTTGGTGATTATCGAATAGAAGGAGAGGTCACATCATTCAACAGTCAAACTCGATTGTTGACTATAGCACATACTGGCGCTACAGATGGTAAATTCCATCTATGGACAACTGATATGCCAGTTATTGGAATGTATGCTTCATTTAATTTAGTCACCATAAACGAAGGTATAAACGAAATTCAACCACTGTCACAGAATGAAGTGTTTGACGACTTCGCAAATGACTTTGTCGATTTCACTGAGACCAACCCATTTGGAGATATATCGTAATGATGGGAGGACACTTCTACCACAAACGCGTTCGTACATGCGTTGCCGTATTCGGTTCAATGTTCGATGACATACATGTTTTGAGAACAGACTCGAACGGTAAAGTATTGTCACAGGTTAAAGTACCATTATCCTATGCTCCTAAAAGGTCATTCTTAGAACGTCTATCTGAAATGGAGAACGGAGAAAGTGCAGAAAGAAGAGTTGCTGTAAAGCTTCCTCGTATGTCTTTCGAAATTTCTTCTATCGCATATGATGCAACACGACAGTTGCCTAAAGTTAATGGATTTGGATCTGTTATATCTACTGAGACCGGATCTAAGAGAAAGATCTATGTCGGAGTTCCTTACACCGTAGGATTCTCTCTATCAGTATATGCCAAATCTCAGGATGATGCACTACAAGTCGTAGAGCAAATTATACCATACTTCGCACCACAATACACGTTGACCGTAAAACCTTTTGCTGATGAACCAGACATAAAGGAAGATGTCCCTGTCATATTATCAGGACTAGACTTTGCTGATGATTATGAAGGTGCGATTGAGCAAAGACGGACGATCGTATACACATTGACGTTTGAAATGAAAGTCAACTTCTATGGGCCAGAGAACACAGGACCTATTATCCGTGAGGTGAACACGAACCTGAATCTTATAGATGATCCAGAAGATACTGCGGGATCTATTGTAAATACAACCCCAGATCCTATAGATGTTAGTCCAGACGGAGACTATGGGTTTAATACACAAGTAACAAGTTTTTCACCGGATGGTCCTAGGTACATACCAGAACCACCAACAGTATACTCATATAGTATCGAAGGTGTAACAGACGACCCGACATCCATCGATTGGAGGACTCATTACGCTCCGCCGGGATACACTTGGACTCCAAACGTAGGTTTCACTTCAGTTGAGCCATTGATGCATACCGACTGGATGTTCTTCGATGAGTCTTCGCAGGCATCTACTTTGGGTGGTGCGAATATCACCAATTTAGATATGTCCGAAGTCGTAACCGCAAGAGAGATGCTTAGAGAGTCAAACTTTGCATCTAACACGAGTGATATTACTGGGTGGGACGTTTCTAAAAATAGAGACTTCACATCTATGTTCCGTGAAGCAGTATTCAATCAAGACATTAGTGGATGGACTATTTGTGCAGATAAAACCACACCTATCACTGACGTAGTTGCGTCTTACTGGACGGACTCTGGTGTCACAATCAATCAAAACAGTTACTCAGATTTTGATTACGTGCATGATTGGGACGATTACGCTCCGACAGGTGGTTACCCACTGAGCAGTGCTGGTGTCCACGGTGTAATTTTACAGACAATGTTTTATGCCAATGACTTCTTCAACCAACCTATTGGTAGTTGGGACACCTCAGCTGTATTCAGATTTGATGGAACCTTCACCCAATCTTCATTCGATCAAGACCTAAGCGGATGGGACACTTCTCACGCAAGAACAATGGCAGATCTGTTTGATGCATCTGATTTTACGGGTCAAGGTGTCGGTAGTTGGGATGTGTCTAATGTGATTAGTTTTTACGACATATTCAAAAATACTTATTTCAATGCCACAGTAACAAATTCAGATATTTCTAGTTGGAACACAGGAAGTGCTGTCAATATGTCAGGAATGTTTTCTGTTGCTGGTTCTGTATGGACTGGTGTTCCAGCTCCTTTCGGTGCAGATATCGGTGGATGGGATGTTTCTAATGTCAAAGATATGTCAGAGATGTTTGAAGAGAACGAAGACTTTGACATCAACATCGGTGCTTGGAACGTATCTAACGTGGACACTATGAACGAAATGTTCCAAGACTGTCCTTCGTTCAGCAATAACGGAAGCGCAGACATCGCCAACTGGGACACATCCAGTGTAACAGATATGGGCGAGATGTTCGAGAACGCAACATCATTCAACCAAGATTTGAGTGGATGGGACGTGTCTAGTGTGACTTCATATGATCAGTTTGATAACGGTGCGTCGAGTTGGACGTTACCGAAACCCAACTTTATTTAAGACATAGATATACATTATGAGAGACAACAGTAAACCACCTGCTATCTTTGACGATGAGCAGAAGAAAAACTTTGTTCATGAACAAGACTATGAGTACTCTCGTGATACTTATTATGACCTAATTGAAAAAGGTCGTGAGTCTCTAGAACTCATGATAGAAGTCGCACGTGAGAGTGAACATCCTCGTGCGTTTGAGGTTCTATCTGGTATGATCAAAGGCATCGCAGATGTTAATGATAAACTAATGGATCTTAACAAGAAACAGAAAGAACTTACTAAAGAAGATAAACCTTCCGAAGCCGCAACTACTAATAATAATCTATTCGTCGGTTCCACCACAGACCTTCAGCGTATGCTGATGGGTGATGAAAAAGCTATAGACCACGACGACGAAGATGAGTAGTTATACAAAAAACTCTTACCTAGGTAATCCATTAGTAAAGAAAGATGGTGTCGCAGAAGAGTGGGACGCCAAGAAACTACGTGAGTATAAGAAATGCATGAAAAACCCAGCATATTTCTGTAAGAAGTATGTCAAGGTCATTCATCTAGACAAAGGTTTAGTTCCATTTAAACTATATGATTATCAAGAACAAATGTTCGAACACTTCAGTGATAATCGGTTTTCTATTGTACTGGCATGTCGACAGTCTGGTAAGTCCATCTCATCCGTAGGATACCTTTTATGGTACACCTTATTTCACCCAGAGAAAACCATTGCAATCCTTGCAAATAAAGGTGCAACTGCACGTGAGATGTTGGCACGTGTGACACTCATGTTGGAAAATCTTCCGTTCTTTTTACAGCCAGGATGCAAGGCGCTTAATAAAGGGTCATTAGAGTTCTCGAACAACTCTCGTATTGTCGCAGCTGCAACATCTGGATCATCCATTCGTGGTATGTCGGTTAACCTTCTATTCCTAGATGAGTTTGCGTTTGTAGAGAATGCCGCTGAGTTCTACACATCTACATACCCAGTAATCTCATCTGGTAAAGATACAAAAGTTATCATAACAAGTACTGCGAACGGTATCGGTAACACGTATCAGAAACTATGGGAAGGTGCCGTGCAAGGAGTGAATGAGTATAAACCATTCCGCGTAGACTGGTGGGATGTTCCTGGCCGAGATGATAAGTGGAAAGCACAGACTATTGCTAACACTTCCCAGTTGCAGTTTGACCAAGAGTTTGGTAATACTTTCTTTGGTACTGGTAATACTCTTATTGAGGGTCAAGTGTTGCTTGACCTACGTGCCAGAGAACCTATCCATCGATATGAAGGTGGAGATCTTTTAGTGTATCAAGAACCTATTGAAGAACACCAGTATATCATGACTGTCGATGTTTGTCAAGGGCGTGGTCAGGATTATTCTACATTTAATATAATTGACGTATCGGTTCAACCTTTCAAGCAGGTTTGTGTATACCGCAATAATAGAATATCACC